TGCGGGTGCAGCGGGGCAAGGGGGTTCTGCGTCGCTCAGAGGGGAATTGTTGTCAGGTGATGTTGGAGAAACTACCGCTAGATTGATCTATATGGTAGATTCCGGTCCTCCCAGTGCGGTATTTCAGGTCCCATTCTCACCAAGCGAGATTATCGATAGGTACCATAATCCATCTATGGTACAACGGGTTGATCCGCGTAATTGTTCAGCTGCATCTGCAATGCTTATAGGGTTAATAACATATCAAGAATTTGAATATCACTCAATCTTAGATCGATTTTCGTATATGGCATCATCGATTTATTGGATAAAACGTTTAGGACTTCCTTTATATGGCACTTCTGAATCCTTTACTTTGAAACAGGTACCTGCATCGAATTTAGAAAGACTGATCGAAGACATAGGTCCAGGGTTTGCAACACTAATAATGGTTCGTACTACAAGAATTGGTCACAGTGTCGTTTTGACGAAAAATCATCGCAAGACTCCGATATTAGTGGATATGCAACTTCCATGTTACGCGATCGGAATCGATCGCATACGCTCGTATTTGATACGTCTAGAAAAAGGCGAAGGGTCGACGCTACGCGACGAAGTTCTTCAATACGACGGCGCCGATGGTCCGGCGCTTCTTGGAAAATTTAGTATTGAATTTTATGCTAAAACAACGCCTATAAAACCTGACGCGTGGTTGTTAACACATCATGCATATCGGACAATAGTACTCCGGTCAGGAACTTCAGAGAATTCTTTTAGTATTGCAATGTTTATCAAAAATAAGTTAGAGCATATACGGGGGGCAATGATGGATATACTGTTTCTAGCGAACCAACAACGACCGGGTACAGTTCCAACTCCAGACCAGGCGTACGAGTATCTTAGACTGACAGTACTTGCAATATCGAATGTTGGTGATCCAACCGCCTCCGTAACCCAGGCGGAAATCAATCATTATAAAGAAGAAGCTGTGCTCCTTTTACATCAAACTATAGATGACTATTTAATCACCGAAAGAAAACTAAGACCTATAACGAGTCAAGGTTTTGTTGAAGATGGACTACTTTCACTGACATTGATGCAAGTCGTCAAAGCATCAAAAGATTCATGGGATAATCGACTTCGTAGAGTTTCTACATTAAGCGAACCACGTTACCAGGCAGAAATTGCCGCTGCCATCGCTGCCGCTGCCACTCGCATCCGTCCTCCTGCAGGCGGTGGACGGTCTACCTATCGCCACCCTCCTTCCGGACCCAAACAGAAGGTTCTGCGCCCCTCTTTTTCAAAGCACCGGCCGAGTACTCGGCGCCAGCTAGTATAGCAGAGTGGAAGGGTTTGTTGTCTGCCCACAAGGTCGGGTCACACATGCGGAAAGGTGGGTGATCGGACGCCTTGTACCAAAACACCTGGTCTTCTAACTTGTTTGAATTCACATTGTTGCAAATGACCAGGCATTCGAAGTTTTCGGTGCACTGGTCCATGAAGGTACAGAACATATCAAAGGTCGGAAACATACCTGCATAATTCTCGTAGATTCTACGACGATTACCCAGGATATTCTCGCGAAGAATGAAGACGAAATCAACATTCGTGCGCAGGTTGGGCGTGATGCCGAGCGGATACTGCATGGTAATGATGGTCATGAGGTCAATGTGACGACCGTTCATGAAGACGTATCGCGTCGACTCTTCCTTGATCCACGAGGAATCGTACAGACAGTCGTCCAGAATTAAGAATGCACGGGGATCTAACCCAGCTCCTGCTCCAGACTTGCTCCGGTTTCGCGTCTGCTTTACATTCATTTGCCGTTTAATGACATTTTGAACAATCTCTGGAGTGTACTTGTCGTGAATAAATTTGGATGGAATCATGTGCTGAAAGAACTCATTGGCAACTTCTGTTCCGGAAATCACTGTGCCCACCGGGAATGCATTCTGTGCCTCGTGCAGAATGTCTCGAACCAAGAAAGACTTGCCCGTGTCTTTCTTGCCAATGACGACGATCATTGGACTCTTTCGAGAATCGATCTCGCATCGATCTCGGATCATGTTAATATCGAACTTTCTCAACTGGAAGTTCATTGTATAAAGGCATATACATAATATCGGTGTTTTTTACAGTAATGGGTTGGCATCTTGATCATAAGCACCCAGAACCCTTCTTGTGTCTAACAGGACTCTCCTATTTAGTCCCCGCGTACATTGCATATATGCGCGGTCACTACTGGACAGCAGAGTCAAGTGTATTCTTGACACTGACAACCATTGGATTTCACTGGACTCGATCGGACACTATTTTTGCATTTGACTGTATCGCGATCTTGCAGTACCTCGCGTGTTCAATCTATGAATCGCGCGGATGGAGCGCAGTTTCGACCGCATGCTCGATTGTGTATGGTCTAGTTGCCTATTTCGTGGGGCAAAAGTATTCGATCATGTCATTTGACCCCGATTGGACTGTCCAGATGTTGTTTCATGGAATGATTCATCTGTCCACTGCCACATGTGCAGTCCTTGCCGTTGCGTGAGAAACGACCAGTTTGTTTGCGACAGAATCACAATGGTTAAGGAGCTCAGGACAGTTGCCGTGGATGCAAAGGTTCATCGTCTTCCTAAACTTGCAGGAGATCTATGGGGACTTTCAAATGTCCAACCGTTCTTGCCGTGCCTAGAACAATTGTTCAAGACGGAACACTTGTCCAGCGTCTCTGAATACGGTCTGAAATTCCCAGAAGGAGTCGACTCAGTTGTCGATGAAACCCATATCAAGACAACGCTTGGACGGACACTGCCAGTGCATCGCAAGACGACGATGATCTTGTCGCCCTTTAAAACGATGAAGGGCGAGTATGCCGCACCGGGTCTCCCGAAACCGACAGATGTTGCCCGCGACATTTCGGAACGAATTCAAAGTCCACACACTGCAGCATATGTGGGTGCACTGACCTCTGCATTCTTGTCCTTGTCGGGATGCCAGCATTTCCCAACAGTCTATGGAATCTATGCGTCTATACTTCGCTCGCATGTACTGGACATTTCCGACGATTATGAAGATATTTCGGATCGTCCCTGGTTCATGAACAATGTAGGAAAAACCTTTCAACTGAAGTTGCGGGCACTTCCGGGAGCAGATACGTTCACCCATACACGTTCCCAGCGGAACAATCTGCTGTTAGGAGAAGACATTGAACTGGATGTGGACGATGTGGACGTTGCACACGTTGAGGATGCGTCCCCCACAGAGTATACCACTGAATATTCGGCACCCCAGCAATATGATGCGAGTGTAACTGAATCGTCCGAAGACGATGTCTTTGAAATTGAATCGTGTGCCTGCGAAGGCGAAACGGAGGATGAAGAGGAAGAAGGAGAACCAGAATCCTTTGCGTGGGCAACCTTTTCAGAGGTTCCTGCAGTGACAACGGTCATGGATGTATGCGAAGGCACCTTTTATGATTTGCTGGACCGAGACCCTGAACACGTGTATGCATTCGTGTGTCAACTTGTCATGGCACTTACATATGCCCAACGCACATTCGGATTTGTTCACAATGACCTGCATGGAAACAATGTCATGTACGTAAAAACCGATCAAGAGTACCTGTACTACAAGCACGTTGGATCGTATTACCGTGTACCGACATACGGAATCTTGATCAAGGTGATTGATTTCGATCGCGCAGCGCTGTCGATTCGGTTAACGGGTATGAAAGATCCCCGATTTTTCATGAGTTCGCAGTTCCAGATCGATGAAGAGGCGGCGGGGCAGTATAACATCGAACCCTTTTATACTCCGACACATGCACGGATCCCGCTGAACCCGTCGTTTGACTTGGCACGCTTTGCAACGTCCTTGTTTTGGGATATGTTTCCGTTAGGACCCGATCACGCATACGACCATCCGCTGTTTGAGTTGTTCAAACACTGGATGACGCTTCCGGATGGGTCGTCGGTGTTGTACCGGAAAACGCATGACAATCATGACAGGTACCACGATTTTGATTTATATAAACAGATTGCACGCGCATGTGCCAATGCAGTTCCGCGCAAAGAACTTGCAAAGTTTAAGGCATTCCTCATTCCTAAACTCCCTGCCGATGCGCCTTTTTTCTGTGTGGATGTATAAATGCGTCTTCCTTTCATGTCTGCAAAGAATTGGTTAATTGCGCTGGTCGCCTTCTTCATCGCGTGGCACCTCGTGGCCGGCGGGGGTGGCATCTCGATCTCTGAGAAGATGGGAATGGGACCGTCCTGCAAACCGACTGAGAAGATGGAGAACGGGAAGTGTGTACCTAAGTAGTCTACTTCATCATGCTCTTGCCCTTGACCAGACGCCACACAAGACTGGACACAACCGCAAAGACAAGCGCGTGGGTTACATTGACGGTCATCGTCGATCCTCCCGGCGGGAGACGGACGAGCACGCCAGGGGTCAAGAGGTAGAACAGCGTCGCAGTAAAGAGCAACTTCCAGAGCATCATGGTTTATGTTCTCCTAACAAAAAAAACTCAGAAGGTGGGTTTTCCAACAAACATTTCTTGAACCGCACCCGCAAGGGGTTCGACGACAGCGTTGCTATCCTGCGTTGTCATTGAATACACTACACCTCCGGCAATCGTGCCGGCACCTGCGCCAATCTTCAATGCATCCGTCCACACAATCGGTTCACTCTTCGACCGACGATCTAAAAGATAAATCACAATTGCACTGACCACTACGATGGCAAGCGTGATGCCATAGATTTGCAGTTCACTCATTTAATTTGGAATCCACACCTTTCATTCACAGATTTAACGCTACCGAGTCTTTCGGTTCCTCCAGATGGACCGATCCAGAATCCGACCCTGTTTCGAATGCATCGTCGCCCAGGGTAATCTCCTCTCCAACCTTAAGAGGAGGAAGCGGCGAGTCGTCTTCATCTTCGCTTTCAAATTCGTGTGTCTCATTGTCTCCAAACTTGACGGCAGGGGGCGGTTCAGATACAGGGACAGGCGCGGGGG